TTCAGCTAATGCTGGTAATGCAGTTACAATACTTATCGGTGGACTAGAAAAAAACTTAACAGGATTAACTGTTGGAAAATATTATCTTTCAAATACAGCTGGTGCAATTTCAACAACACCTGGTACAATCCAAAAATTTATAGGTTGGGCTATTTCAACCACAAGACTTCTCTTTGCTCCAAATGGTCTAGGTTCAACTCTTGGAGAAAACCTAATTGTAGATACAGCAGGAGAGTCTCTGTCTGTTGGAGATTGGGTTTATTTCAAAACATCAGACCAAAAATGGTGGAAAACTGATGCTGATGCAGTTGGTACAACTAAGGGTATTAAAATAGGTGTTATGCAATCGGCTGCCTCTGCTGATGGTGTAGGTATAATTAGAATTGGTGGAATAAATAGGACAGGTACTTCACTAACAGCTGGAAGCCAATACTATATTTCAGGAACAGCTGGTACTATATCAACAACAGTTGGTGCAAATATGCGATTTGTAGGATGGGCGCTTTCTACTAATGAATTACTTATGGCTACTGATAGCGTATATGGTGTAGACCAAGATGGTTCTACTTTATATGCAGCTGATTCAGTGGGTACAGATTCATATGCAGTTACACTTACTCCAACACCACCTGCATATTTTACTGGAATGGTTGTTCGTTTTAAGGCTGGAACTGCTAATACAGGTGCATGTACTTTAAACGTAAATTCACTTGGTGCTAAAACAATAAAGAAAAATGTTTCTGATGATATGGCAACAGGTGATATATTGCAAAATCAAATTGTTGAAGTTATTTATGATGGTACAAATTTTCAGATAATCTCTCCATTAACAGTTGCAACTACTTACAAAAATGGTGTTACAACAAAAAATATTTCTGATGCAGATACAACACAAACTATAGCTCACGGACTTGGTGCTGCTCCAAAAAGAGTTAGGTTTTGGGCTACAAGTGATACTGGTACATCAGGAGCTGTTCATACAGCCTTTGGTTCATACGACTCAGGTGGTCAATCAGGTATATTTTCAGGTGCTAACAATGCTATTAAAAGAGGTGGGAATAGTGCTACTAAGGCATTAACATTAATAAGTGATGCAACAAATAATGCTTACAATGAAGGTACGGTATCGGTCGATAGCACAAATATAAGTATTGCTTGGGTTAAAACTAATGCTCCTGGTTCTCAAACGTTTCAAATACATTGGGAAGCTGAAGGATAATTAAATATAAAATTATGCAACCACAAAATTTATCACAATACTATAGTTCACAAAATAAAGTGCTTCCTAAAACAGCAGCAGAGCGCTTTGCTGACCCAGCATTCAAAGCAGCAGCCGAAGCAGCAGGGTACAATGCTTCAACCTACGCTGTTAATGCAGGGAACGCTGATGCCAACACTAAAATCCTTCAGAATCTTTTGAAGGGTGTATCAACTGCAACTACTCCAAAAGACCAAGCTACAGACCTAGCTAATTCACAGCAAACAACTAATACAAAAAATATTGTAAGTTCATCTGACAATGTTGTTCAAGATGAAAGAAATACTACATCCTTAATTAAAGGACTTAATATTCCTGACCCTAATATAGAGACAACAAAGAAAGCTTCAGAAGATTATATGAAGCTTATTGATGACCAATTAACTAAACTTGAAGAGCGAAGAAAGGCTGAGATTGAAGGTATCAATGCTTCCTTCGATGCTACTAAAGTAAAAACTGAAGATGCTCAGAATCGTGAAAAAGGAACAACTAATGTTGCTCTTATGCGAGCTGGAGGATATCTTGGCACACAAATTTCTGGAGTTGGCGTTTTAAACAATTTAGCCCAAACACATAGACAAGAGATTACTGCTCTTGAGGCAAAACGAGCAGCTGCTATCCGTGAAGCAAATAATGCTATTGATGATAAATCTTTTGAACTTGCTCGTAAAAAAGCTGAGGAAGTTAAAAATCTTGATAAAGAAATTAATGACCGAAGAAATAAATTCTTTGACCAATCAATTAAGCTTTCTGAAGAAATTCGTCAAACAGAATCATCAACTCTTAAGAACGCAATTGACCGTTCAGAAAGAATCGCTCCTACCCTTTTGGAAAGTATTGCTGGTATGGATGAAACACAGTCTCTTAACTACATCATCAGTGCAGCAAAAGACCTTCGTATTGACCCTAATCTCCTTATGGGAGAAGTTAATAAACTCTCTGCTGAAAGAGCTGAGAAAGAAGCAGCACAAGTTGTTTCACTTGCAACAAAATACCCTAGTGCTGGTATCTCACGCTCAGATTCATTTGATGTCGCACAACAAAAAGTCCGCGGTTCAAAAGAATATAAGCTTGATATTGCGAAGGCTGAAGCAGACCTTACAAATACTCGCTCACTTATTAATACTCGCGCAGCGAACGAATCAATTGATTATGGAAATCCTATCCTTTCTCTTTACGCTAACTCAACCGGTAAGCTTGTTGGTGGACCATCTGAGGCTCGTGCTGTTATGGGATACGCTGAGAATGTTCTTGGTGAAAAAGAGATTGTTAGTGATAAATTTGAAGGACCTCTTAGTGATAACCAAATTAAAGAAGCAGATGCTAAAAAACTTCTTGGAGATGCTTTCCTTCAATTTGCTAAAACAAAAGACGTTGAACTTCCTGATTCTACTGTATGGAGCTGGCTTTCTTCAGAGGAGGCTAGAGGTATGAGTGATGAAGAAAAGAAGCAAGAAATTATGAGCAATGGTAAGAATCCAGAAGATTTTGGAATCTACTAAAATTAAAAAAATATGCCACTATCAGATTTTGCACAAAATAATAAAGGTAACACACTAACCCCAACTAAGAATGGTGGCTCCCTTTCTAATTTTGCAGGAACAAAAGGTGCTGGAGGAGTACCAATAAAATCTTCTATGATGAAAGATTTAGTTGGAGATGATACATCAACCCTTCCAAGAAATGTTGATGAGGCTAGAAAGTTACAATCAGAAAACCCTTCTCTTTGGAGTAAAATTTCAAAGCAATTAATGAAGCCGATTGGTGTGGTTGCCACTCTTGCGGAAGAAACTGGTCGCGTGATTGGTGATGTTGCTTATGGTGTTCAGTCTGGTGATATGTCATCTATCAAAGATGCTTTGGAAAATACTAAAAATATCCCAGGTAAAGTTGGAGGTATTCTAACTGGTACTCGTCAAAGAAGTTTCACTGATGTCTTCTCAGAGAATTGGGATGCAGTAAAAATTGGTGACGGTGAGGCAAGTGAAAAGACTATGGTTAATTTCTGGAACGATGGAGTGCCACAAATCTTTGGTCTTATTACAGACATCGCAGCCGACCCATTAAACTTCGTAGGTGGTGGTCTTACAAATAAAGGTAAACTAGCAGAAAAAGCTACTAAGCTTAAACTTGCTGGAGATACAATCAAAGCAGATTCAAAACTAGCAGCTCAAATAAAAGCTCTTGGTCTTACTGACGATATGCTTAAAATTGGAAAGACTAAAGCAGAGCAGGTTGCTAAAGGACAACGTGCGCTTCTTACAGTTTTTGCAAACACTCGCTGGGAGAAATCTCTAGCTGGTGGTACTCGTATATATGATATGTTTGATAATTTAGCTGCTGGAATCAAACAAACAAAAGCATCTAAAATGGTTGCTGATGTTTTTTCTACAAAGACTAGCGATGAAGGTTTCAATAAAGTGAAAGAGCATTTCACTAATCTTTTGGAATACAAAAAAGGAAAAGTTATGGATGAAGCAATGTCTCTACAGAATGACCTTGCACAACTTTCTCCAGAGGAAGCTCGAAGAGTTATTGATGTTATCGAAACTGGTGTTCAATCAGGTGATGACATTATTGATACTGCAGCAAAGAGACTTGATTTAAATTTTAAAGATATAAGAAAGACAGAAGAAGGTCTTGGTCTTCTTAAGACTGATATTGAAAACTACTTCCCTCACCAATTAGTAAAAACTGGTGCTAAAGATTCAAGAAGTGCTTGGGCTAAGTTCAAAGATTTCTTTGTGAAAGCTGATGGAACTATTGATGATATGGAAGAAGGTGCTAGTAAATTCGGTGATGCAAAAGTATGGTCAACTAAACTTGACTCATCTCTTTCTCGTAACTATGAAGGAACTATCCAGCAAATTCGTGACAACTTCGGTATCACATTCGATGACCGACCAGCTATCGTTTATGCAAAACGCGCACTTGGTTCAGCTAAGGCAACCACTTCAAAAGAATTCTTTAACTCTGTTAAAGACTTCGCTCTTAAAGAAGGTGAGAATATCTCGGGGGTAGAAACAAAGGTTAAAGATTTGAAGGGTCTTAAATTCCCTGCTGACATCGCAAAACAAATTGATGAATACTATGAAGCTGTGAAACCTGCTTCACTTTCTAAGGCTCTTAAGAGCTTCGATAGTGTTCAAAACTGGTGGAAAGCTCAAGCGCTTACAGCTCCTTCATATCACGTTCGAAACTTTGTGGGTAACATGTGGAATAACTTCCTAGGTGGAGTCGTTGACCCTAAAGATTATTACCAAGCTGGTATGGTCCAAAATGGCAAGATGATTAATTTCACTGATGATGCTGGAAGAGTATGGGATACAAAAACTATCACTGAAGCTGCGAAAAGAAGTGGTGTTATTAATGAAGGTTGGTACGCGAAAGACATTGATATGGCTCTCTCTTCTGAACTCGGAGGTGCATCATGGAATCCTCTTAAACAAAACTTCGGACTATTCAAAGCCAATCGTGCAGCCGGTTCCGTTCTTGAAAACAACGCTCGTCTTGCTCACTTCATTTCAAAACTTAAGGGTGGTGCAACTCTTGACGATGCTGCGATATCTGTTAAGAAATTCCTATTCGATTACGGTGACCTTACTTCAACTGAAAAGAACCTATTCAAAAGAGTTGTTCCTTTCTACACATGGACTCGTAAAAACATTCCTCTTCAATTAGGTCAGCTTGTTAAACAACCAGCTAAGTTCGCTGCAATTCCAAAGGTTACTAATATGATTGAGAATAATGTAGAGAAGCCAAATGAAAAATACCTTGGTGACTACATCAAAGATAACGTAGGTATCAGAGTTGGAAATGACAAAGAGGGCAACACAATGTATTTCCTTTTAGGTTCATGGCTCCCAGCAGCGCAAGCAATTGACTTCCTATCTCAGCCAACTGAAAACCTTGTTACATCCGTCTCACCATTCTTGAAAACTCCTATCGAATTGTGGGCTAACCAGTCTACTTTCTTTGAGGATACATTCGGTCAGCCTTCTAAAATAGAGCGTTATCCAGAGGAGAATCAAAGCTACCTCGGTCTCACAATGCGCAAGAAGACAGCTTATATTTTGAAGAATATCCGTATCCTAAATGAGCTTGATAAATTGAACCCTGGCTCCATCTTCGGAGACAAAGATTCACCTTCCTTAATCAACAGAGTAGCCCCAGAAGCAGGGTTTAGGCTTCCTCTTGGTATCGGAACCATTACAACCTCTGAGAAGCGTGGTGGGCGTTTTACGCCTGATGGAACCACAGGAGACAGAATTCTTCAATCTATGTTCGGTAAGACTTCCTTGTATAACCCAAGTTACGCAAAGAAGTTCTATCTCTGGGATACCGAAACAAAGATTAGAGAATTGGAACGTGCAGCGAAAGATGCTCAGCGAGACGGTCAAAAAGAATACGCTAAGCGCCTTCGTGAAGAATTAAAAGAAGTTAAGAAAAGTCGATAAAATATTATGGAACATTTATTACCAACCACAGCATCAAATTGGATAACTGCAATCACCATTATTATTCTTGGTGGCTTTGCCCTCTTCTCTGTTTTTGGAAAAGGTGTAAAAGAAAAACGAGAAGAGACTGACAAGGCTGATGACCGCCTTATTAATTTATTGAAATCAACTGTAGATGCACTTGAGACTAAGGTGAAAGACCTTGAAGCTTCTCAGCAGACCACAATACTAGAACTCACTAGGATTAAAACTGAGAACGAAGTGATGGCTAAAATACTCCAAGGGCGCGATGCTGCGACTCTTGAGTTTCAAAAGATGACAGGTGAATCAATTAAAGCTGTTATGCAAGTAGTCACAGACACAAATAAGAATGTCGAACACTTATATGGTCTGTTAGAAGAACACTTTAAAAGTATAAAAAACGAACATGACAATACAAACTAAATTAATTCCAATAGGTACATTACGAAGAAGCGGTCTTAAAAATACCGGTGTTAAATTTATTGTCTGTCATGATACCGGTAACGATTCTTCTACAGCAGAAGGCAATGTAAATTACTACATCAACTCTGCAAATGAAATGTCCGCATCGGCTCACGCCTTTGTGGATGATAAAGGTGTCATCGAGTGTATTCCACTTGATGAAAAAGCATGGCATGTTCGTTATGGTCAGCCACAGGATAATGAACTCTTTGGTCTCGACTCTAACGATGCTGCCCTTGGTGTTGAGTTATGCTACACAACTAAGGGTAATTTCGATTCAAAGAAAGCTTATGAGAACTATGTTGAGTACATTGTTTCTTTACTTAAAAAGTACAGTCTCAATGAAACAAAGCTCGTAGGTCATCATAGGCTGGACCCAGGGCGAAGGACCGACCCTATCAATGCCTTCTCTAAGATAGGTAAAACATGGGAAGCCTTCATCCTTGATGTGAAATCGAAACTTGCGCCAATTGATAAGGTCGAAATTGGTAGGCAAATTAAGGCATTAACAGACATATTAGTTAATAATTAATTATATGAATGAATTTTTACAAATAGGTATCGTAGGTGTTGCTCTTTCTGGACTTGTTCAGCTCATTAAAATGAAGACTGGCACAAACTCAGCTGGGGCAATGTGGCTCACAATACTTCTTTCGATTGTCCTCGGAGGTGCGTACTTCTTCCTTAAGGATACGAATGTATGGGAGTCAATATTAGGAGTTCTCGCTGCTTCATCAGCGTTCTACAACTTCTTTATTAAACCTTTTCAAGAAAAGTAATAGCAAATAAAAAAGCCCTCACATCGAGGGCTTTTTTATTATTCTTCTTTCTTCTCTGGGATTGTTCCACTCTTGTAGTATAAGACCGGAGTTGCAGTTGCCTCGGCTGTGCCATCGGCTTCCTCTCTCTTCTTATCTTCCTTGAGTTTCTTCTCTGCGTTAGTAAGAGCAGGACTATACTTCCATTTGTTACGCTTCTGTATATAGAAATATCCTTTCTCACCTTGCAGTTCTTTATCCTCTGGAACCAAAGAAATAATCTTAGGAGCTATCTCCTCGGCTTCTGTTTCTAGCTTACGAATTTCAGTCTTGATATCTTCGTAGCGATTAAACAGAGCTTTTTGTTCATTATCCATTTGATGATTCTGTATTAACGACTAATGATTCAAGTGAAATACGCTCACGAGAATTTGCTGATACTAGCTTTGGCTCATTGTCATGTAACCAATCATAAATCTTCGTTGCAAGCACAAAAGCCTTGAATGCTTTGGTACGGTTCGACAAACATCGTACCTCATATTTAGCATGAGCCTTATCAAGTCTCACAATAAATATCTTCTTAGGCTTCAGACCTGTCATCTCGTAGAGTGCTTGCCAGTAGGCGCTGGTCTGCATGGCATACTCTACTTTATCAATTGAGTTAGAGGTCTTCCAATCCACAATAGCGAATTCGTATTGACCTTTTAATTCACAATGAAGGCATTTAACTTTAAGAGGATTACTCTGGGAGAGTGGAAGGAAATCGTGGTTGATACAATCTCCTTTCCCTTTCTCTGTAATGCTAAGCACCATCATAAGTGAATCTAAGGTTCCTGCGAACTTGTATTTAGTAGAAGCAACTCTCATTTCTGAAGCAATCGGAATGACATTCCAATCTCTGCAGAACATTTCTGCACTGCGAGCGATGGCAAATACGCGCATATCCTCGTCATTAATGAACTTTCTTATATCATCTGGTCGGACTTTTGTTTCCATCCATTGATTAAGATATTGTTCAACAACAGCGTGACCGCGAGTACCTACATCACCGGCATCTTCGAAGGTATCTTGATGCTTCAATATTGAAGCTTTTTGTAAAATCTCAATTCTGCCTGGCTCAATAAGAATGTTCCTATCGAGCGTTACCTCATTTACAAAATGCTCAACAGCTAATTTAGCCGCCCATTTTTTTAAGTGAGGAGATTCGAGAATGTTACATTTAGTTGTCACTGAAGCATACAGTTCATTCACGCGCGTATGGCGATAGAAGTGACTATTATCTGTATGCTCAGCAACAATTAAATCATCAGGAATTTTCTCCTTAAGTATCGTTTGAATTTGTTCAACGCTTAAGGTTTTCATAATTACATATTATCGAAGTCCTTTTTTGCTTGGTCTTCACCTTCTTCTATAGTAGAAGCGGTATCATCGAATAACTCAACTCCGATTGCTGCAAGGCGTTCTGGAGTTGCTTTACCTTGTGACACTTCAAAGTGCTTGAGGTCTGTACCTCCGCCTGTCTTTGTTTTCTTCACATAAGTAATAGATACAATGTTTCCAATTGGAACATCGCGAAGCTTCTTGTGAAGAAGCATCGTTGCAAAGAAGGGAACAGTTCCTTCTTTTGTTTTAACTTCGTAGATGTGTCCGTCACCCATCGCTGTTCTGCGAGGAGTATAAGATTTAAGAACACCAACTACCTTTGTGCCAATGGTTTCCCATTTAAGCAGTTCTCCGTCTTTAACAGAGTCAAGACCTAAGTCTTTATTTTCTTCAGTAGACATAATAATTTATTTTGCCGATGTCGTTGTCCTTGACCTTCTAGGTCCGTGACTGTGACCGTGGCGTTAATTTATAAACCTACCTTCAACCAAAGTAGGATAAGATGTCCGAGCGACTAGCAGACACCTTATCCTGCCTTCGTTCAATCTTTAATCTTTTTCCATTTCGTCTTCCATCCTTTTGGCATACTATTTACAACGCGAGATATTTGTGACCTACTGCGATTGAAGATACCTCCAATCTCTTCGTTATTATATCCCTGAGATGACAAAGCCCATACTAATTCTTGGTACTTTTCATAGATATGTAGTTTTTCTTTTAAAATCTTTGGCATAAGTTTAGTTTTCCACACATTAATATTTGTATATTATTATTCTAACAAGTATAATAATTATACGCAACGAATTGTTGTGGATAACATAAAGTCGCATTATGAAAAAACAGCTAGAAACAAGAATTAAAGATTGGCTTTTAATGAGAGGAATCTCAGATGAAGTAATTTCTACTTACGAACTATCTTGGGATGGTTCTCATATTGTTATTCCAGTCCACGACATCAAAGGTAATCATCTATTTAATAAATATCGCAGAGACCCTGAATCTACTGAGGGTCCTAAATACAAATACGAAGCCGGTGCTTCGTCTGTTTTGTATGGATTGAAAACTCTTAATAAAGAAAACAAAATGCTTGTCATTTGTGAAGGAGAACTCGACTGCCTTCGTCTTCTTTCGGCTAGTGTTCAAGCTATTTCTTCTACCGGTGGAGCTTCCACTTTTAAGGAAGGATGGGCGAAATATATAAATGAGAACTTCGAACAAATATATATCTGTCTTGATAGTGATGATGCAGGAATAAAAGGAGCATTCAAGATACACGCAATGATACCTCGCTCTAAAATAATCTGGATACCAAAAGAATATAAAGATGTGACGGAATTTTTGCAGAAGTCAGGGAAAACATTTACATCACTACTTCTTGATTCAGAAAGCTACTTACTACCAGAAGATTGGAAAGGAGCGAAGACGAAAAAAGAAATGGTTGCATATGAGCGTCAGTATAAAACAGCTATTGACTCATATATGGAACGAGCAAGAGATGTCAGAGCAGCGTATCAAAGTGATAAACATCTGCAGTACGTCATCACGATGTTCATGAATAAGTTTAATGAAGTCAAGAGAGCTATAAAATATTTTCAAGTCAAGAGAGACGACTTCAATAATGATAAACTAGCTCAAGCAAAACAGGTTCCGATTCCACAGTTCATTAGATTTAATAACGACAATACCGCTTGCTGTATCTGGCATCAAGAAAAGACCCCTTCGATGCACTACTATGAGAAACAAAACAGAGTAAAATGTTTCGGATGTGACAAATTGGGAGATGTTATTGATGTCGTACAACAACTAAACCAGTGCAACTTATCAGATGCAATTAAAATAATTTTAAACGAAAAGTAATATGACAAAGAAACATAACCAACAATACTATATGAAGCAATGTCACAAGGTACTAATGAGTATAAAAGACCTTGGACCAAACGAAGGAGCGCTCTTCTTAAGGTTGAAAAAGAAGGCAGCGAAGTATCTTGAGAAAGCAAAACAAGCAACAGGAAAGTAGTGTTTCCTGTGAACCACTCAATCAAGGGTTTACTAGCTGTTTACCTAAGATTGATTGGTTCACAGGGGCTATTACCCCAACAATATTATGGAAGAAAAATTATTAAAACCAGAAGAAATAGTAACAATCGAGCTTCTTGAAAAAGAAGTTGAGAAAGTATTCCTCCTTGCAGACAAGGGGCTTGTTCGAATGGTTGTGGCTACTGTCATCGCTAATCGAATGGACCTCGACCCTGTATGGCTTCTTCTTGTTGCCCCACCATCAGCTGGTAAAACAGAAATGATTTCTGCTATTTCTGGTCTTGATTTTGTTCACCCTATTTCCGACCTTACCGTTAACACTTTTGCTTCAGGTCAGAAGAAGACCGGAAAAGAAACCTCACTACTTTTGAAAATGAATAATGGGTTGATGGCTTTTAAGGATTTTACTTCTGTTCTTTCAAAGAACAAGGATGCTAAAAAAGAAATCATGTCTCAGCTTCGTGAGATTTACGATGGAGAATATGTTAAAAGAACAGGCACAGGCGATGACATCACCTGGAAAGGTAAAGTCGGTGCCATTGCTGGGTGTACTGAAATCATCTATCGTCACCTTGAGGAAATGTCAGCCATGGGAGACCGTTTCATTATGTATAACATTGACCTTCCAGACCGTATGGAAGTGGGTCGTAGAGCGCTCAGTAACGCTGGTGATATCCAAGCTAAGCGTGACCATTTGAAGGCGTGCTTTACTCACTTTATCAACCTAGTTATCAACACTATGGATATGGGAGAGGAAGTAAATCTTTCACCAGAGATGCGCGAGGAACTACTAGTAGTAGCTGACTTTGCTACTCGTGTTCGCTCAGCTGTTTTGACTGACTTTAAATCTGGACTTGTGGACTTCGTGCCATCACCAGAGATGCCTATGCGTGTGACAGCTCAGCTTTATACTCTTGCTAGTGGATTCATTGCAATCAATAAGGCTAATCCTCACCTTCGACCAGATGCACTCGCACATAAAGGTCAGCTTACAGAACCAGAAAAGAAACTGCTTTTTAAGACTGCCTTTGATTCCATTCCAAAAACTCGAAGAAGCGCTCTATCACCACTCGCAAAGTATCGTGATGGTATTTCTAGTGCCGGACTTGCTACCTATTTGGATTTACCTACTCCATCAGTTGGTAAGTATCTCGCTCAAGTTAACGCTCTTGGAATCTGTACTCGTCTTAAGAAAGGTGGAGCGCAGGGAGATATGTGGAAGATGAAAGAAGAGTACAGAAAAATAATGATAAAATTAGAAGACATAGAAGTAGTTGATGGTTCATTACTATCCGATTCTGTGAGTGATGAAGACGAAGATTATTCAAGTGAGCTTGATAGATTCATGGATGATGAAAAAGCAGCTCAAGAATCTTTTGAC